CAGGGCCAGGTCAATATTTGAATTCGCTGATGGCAAACTTGGTATCGATATATAATGCTAGTGGCAGTACCGCCAGTGCTTTATCAGCACTGACCACAGGAGTTGCAACATTTAACGCACAGGTTGTTGCAACATCAACATTGACATCATCGGTGGCAACTGCAAATTCTGCTCTTAGAGCATCCCAGGCACAGGTATCTCGGGAGACCACTAATCTAAGTCTTGGTGGTATAAATTTATTTTATGCCAATGGCAATCCGGTGATCCAAAACACCGGCAACAACATGCGAACAATTTTGTCATTCACAAGTTCACTTCAGTCCTATGGAGTTGACAGACAACATCTTGGTCATGAAGCAGTCTTGGAGAACATGGCCTCCAATGATATTACTGGTGATGCAGTCAAAGTTTCGTTGGCAGAAGGACAAAATGTTAGCCTGTCGCAGGCGCTGGGCAAACGACTCCCCAGCATCGCAAACCTGTCAGATAGTATCAGATCAGCAACTTCTAGCTGATAATATACGCATATAATCTCCATTAACTACGCAGAAAACCAGTTATAGTACGCTATAACTCTTATTTCTCGGGGTTATATAAACTTACAGTCCTTAAAAAAGACTGATAAAGGAGGACATGACATGAACAAGATAGTATCTATCTTTGTAGCAATCATAGCCCTGACAGTAATGGCACCCTGTCAAGCACAGTCTATAGACAAACATGATTTGGACTGTCTGGCTCGTAACATTTATTACGAAGCTGGCTTAGAGAGTGAAGAAGGCAAAGTTGCAGTAGGCCTTGTTACAATTAACAGAAGCAACGATGAAAAATACCCACACACCATATGCGGTGTTGTGAATCAAAAAACAGTTTTTAGCATACCCAAAACTGTGACTAAAATCCGCGAAGTAACTAGCGGAGTAGTTTTCAAAACAGTGAAGAAAGTTAAAGAAACGCAAACGGTGTGGATTAGCCATACCATATGCCAATTCTCATGGAGGTGCGAAAATGTACGTAAAATTAACTATAACGATTCCCGTTGGGAAAGTAGCCTTGCCGTCGCTCAAGAACTACTTGAGGGAGGATACACCGAACTCCGTGACAAATATGCAGACGCTGAATATTTTCACGAAAAGCATATTCACCCATCTTGGGCTCGACAAAAGCATAAAATCGATAGAGTCGGTGGTCATATCTTTTATTCGGACAAAAAGACCGACTTGACATTCGCCCTTGAATAGTTGTAAAATAGTAAATACTAATAACAACAAGGAGTCGGGTATGGGCAAACATATAATGTTGGTGGACGAATTCGAAGACGCTGAATATCCCGGGGATATCAGTAATGAGGATTATGGATTTATACTTGACTCAAATGGCGAACTAAAGAGCATTTTCTTGCCGGAGAATGTTCCTTTCAAAGCACCCAAGAATGTCAGCAAAATATTAAAAATGTTTGGCATTCCTGACGTGGACAACGTGGACATAGATCAAAGCGTTCACTAAGGGTTTAGCATAAATAACTAAAAGAGGATTTTAGTTATGGCTTATACCTGGACCTATAATACAACAACGGCAGTAACTACGGGCGTTATCAACAGCACCAAAGTTATCGTGTTTGCCAATGTTGCTTGTTATAGCAATATCAACGGAACGGCAGTTACATCTAGCCAGTTCCCCATCATCGAACCCAATACAAAAAACAGTTACAATATGCAGGGCCTGGGCAATACGCTAAGTTTATTGCCAGTGGGCGGAGCAGCAGCCGCTATCACTATTACCCAAGTGGGTAACGTAAGTGTTGGCACACTGCCCGTGATAGTCAACGGCAACGTTGTAATGAGAACTGCATAAGGATAACACAAAATGAACGTAGCAGAAATATTAAGAGCCCTAGCAGACAAAATTAGTTCAGTAGAACAAGATGTTCCGCATCAAGATCAAAGCGCACAATTACATCAAGTTGATGCACCCAATGACGAAAACCCAGAAGTCAATACAGACAGTATGGTCAGTCCCCTACAACAAAAATTAGAATTGTTGAAAAAAGCCGCAGGTGAAGAAAGCATGTATGATGACGTTTGTCCTGAATGTGGTCATGAGTCATGTGAGTGCGAACATGAAGAAGATCCACTAGATTCAATGAAGCACCTAGCTGGTATCCCTGTAGCAATTCAAGTAAGCGCTGAAGACAACGACATCGAGGGATAATCGATGTCTATTAGAAAGTTCCGTGCTGCTCGTGTAACAACCACAAACGCCAACATCTATGTCGGACAACATGGCGACATGTTTTATGATGAGACTCTAGGCCAGTTAAGAATAAGTGACGGACAGACCGCAGGCGGATCATTGGTATTTGGTGTTGCTACTACGACTAAACTTGGTGGCATTAAAGCAGGTGATGGGGCCAATGTGTCAATTGACGGTACACTTACAATTGATACCACCAACCTGCCTTTGAGCATTGGTAATTTAAGCATTAGTTATGCCAACATCAGTACTACTAATGCCAATCAAGATTTAAATTTAATAACAAACAACACAGGCAATATTAACCTTATTGGTAATTTGCGTGTGCAAACTACATCAGCTGGATTGTATTCAACACCGGTATTTTCTGTAGACAATTCGGGTAATCTTACGATTAACGGTAACTTGATCACCAATGGTAGAAGTTACTTTATTGGTTCTGAACTCAACACTGGTAATGTCAGCATTAACGGAAATTTACTAACTAACGGTAATACAACATTCAATGGCACTACTACATTCAACGGTGCCAAAGTCACTGTTGGTAATAATACAATAACTGGTAATAGTATAATCAATGGACCCAGCTACAACAATGGTGTAAGTTATTTTATTGGTAACGTAAACATTGCAGGTAATACTGCATTCGTTGGCAATGTTATACACCAAGGCTACACACAGTTCAACGGCGATGTGGCCCACATTGGTAACATTGTTATCACCGGAACTACAACCAACAACGGACTCAGCGTGTTCAACGGTAATCTAACCATTGCGGGCAATGCGGCACTTGTTGGTAACACTACAGTGTCGGGCAATACCACAGTTACAGGCAATACGTTGGTAACTGGTAATACACAAGTAGTTGGAATAACTTATCTAAGTGGTAACAGTTATGTAACTGGTAACACATTTGTTACTGGTGTTACGACAGTTACTGGTAATACCTATGTAGTTGGAAACACATTTGTTACTGGAACAACAACAGTTACAGGTAACACATACGTTACCGGTCAAGTTACGACTATCACAGGTAACACATATCTACAAGGTAACAGTTTTGTAACTGGTACAACCACAGTGACTGGCAACATCACTGTGACTGGCAATAGTCTGCAGTCTGGTGAAAGTATTTTCAATATCACGCAACAAAATAGTGTGCAAGGTGCAGTGGAAATTACTGGTGACGCTAATGCACTATGGCAAACTCCTGTCAACACTGGAGTTATGTTGCATGTCACTGGACAGGCAAATAATTCGGACCGAGTTTACTTTGACAGTTTGGGTAGTTATTCGGTCTTGGTGGGTAGAAGATTTGAAGGTACAATGGCCAGCCCTACTGGTGTGCAAGGTAACGTGGACATGTTTAGAGTGGGTGGAGGCATGTACACCACTGCAGGTTGGGCCAACATTGGTCCGGCTCGTATATCTTTTACTACAAACGAGATACAGACTGGTACCAACCAAGGTGGCAGAATTGAATTTTGGACTAATGCAAATACTGCTGGACCGGCCTGGAGCACAATCTCTAGAACTGCTACAATTGATCCTGCACTGGGTGTGACTGCTACAGGATTTGTTACCGCAGGAAACGTTTCTACTGGTAATATCAGTGTAACCAATAACGAATCAGTTGGTGGTAATGTCACAGTGACTGGCAACATTACTGCTGGTAATGTAACCGCCACAACACTATTCCACGGTAACATAATTGGAACTGCAACTGGATTGGCAACTGCTGGTACGACGGCTGCAGGTACATTCCTTACAGGGCAGGTGTCAGTTCCAATTACAACTGTAGCAAAAACGGGAACGACTGATACGACATGTACAATAACCGGATTAACTACAAGCCATAAAGTTATCGTTACACCGGGAGCAGATACAAATACTGGCATTGCAGTCACTGCAGCGTATCCATCAGGGTCTAACACATTAACAGTTCAATTACAAAACTTTAGTGGCAATCCCATTACTACATCAGCATTCAACTTAACTTACATGGCATGGATCTAATGTGTCAGATGTTATTTGGATCAACCCAGTAGTTAGAGGTAGTTGCACTCCAGATGGCGGGTGCGGTAGCATTTGTTGTAAAACTAAAGTTTTCACAGATGCTACAAATTACACCCTAGAATGGTGTAAATATTACAATCCCGATCCCGCAGTCACTAATAAATGTATGAACTATGAGAATCGGTGGGAAGGTTGCAAAAACTATCCCGATAGTCGTGTATTAATGATATACGGCATTTATCCAAAATGCGGTTATTATCTTGAAGAAGCATAACCAAAAGTCATTGACTTCACCCTCGCAGTATAGTAGAATAAGTGACTAAACATCTTTTATTTGGGTTTTTAAGCAATCCCCATAAATAAGTATATGACAATCGCATATATTTACAAATGGACACACATTCCAACTTTAAAATGGTATATTGGATCTAGAACCGGTAAAAATTGTCATCCCGATGACGGGTATATTTGTTCTAGTAATTTAGTAAAACCTTTAATAAAGGAATCTCCAATCGAATGGAAACGAGAGATTTTATTCACGGGAAATCCAATTGAGATAAGAAATCTTGAAGGAGAAATTTTATCCTTATTGGATGCAAAAAATGATGATAGAAGTTATAATCAAGACAATGGAGATGGTAATTTTGTCCTATGGGCTCATTCTGAAATAACAAAAAAGAAAATGAGAAAGCCGAAATCAGAAAAAGTAAAAGGAAATTATAAAAAAGCAAATCAATTAAAAGCATTGGATCCAGTTTACCTTGAAAAATTAAGGAAGCCAAAACCAGAAGGTCACGGTAGAAAAGTATCAGAGGCATTAAAGGGGAAGTTAAAATCAGATTCCCATAGGCAGGCACTTTCTAAAGCACAAAAGTTAACGGCAGATAAACTAAGATCAGGTAAATCTTATTCGGAGATTTTTGGAGATGAGAGGTCTAGAGAAATTCGACAAAAAATGTCTATTAGTCAAAAAGGTAAACCTAATAACAATCCTATAGTTATTTGCCCACATTGTAATTTAAGCGGGCCTTCTGGGGCAATGAATCGATGGCACTTCAACAACTGTAAACACAAAAAATGATATTATCAATCTTACTTTTATTATCCGGACTAGCAATATCCGGAGTAGCAGAATTTTATTCTATAATGGGCTTGATGGCTATATTCTCAGCCGCACCTATTCCTATAGCAATTATGGGAATTAGTTTAGGTGTAGGTAAATTGGTTATAGCAAGTTGGATCAAAGCCTATTGGGAAAAAGCACCATTACTAATGAGGTCTTATGGTGTAGTATCAGTTTGTATTCTTATGATGATAACTACACTAGGTTGCTTTGGCTTCCTTTCAAAGGCTCACAGTGATCAAACTCTAGTAAGCGGTGATGTACAAGCAAAGGTAGCAATATATGACGAACGAATTAAAACCGAAAAAGATAATATCGAGGCTGACCGCAAACAACTCAATCAGATGGATGCGGCAGTTGACCAAGTTCTTAGTAGAACAGACGATGAAAAAGGTGCCACGAAAGCGAATGAAATACGCCGTAGCCAACTTAAAGATAGATCCAGGCTTCAAAACGAAATCCTGGCAAGCCAAAAGAAAATTGCTACTATCCAGGATGAAAGAGCGCCGTTTGCTGCAGAGAATCGCAAGGTAGAGGCTGAAGTAGGTCCAATCAAATACATTGCTGCTTTTGTATATGGTGCTAATCCAGATGCCAACATACTTGAACGAGCGGTAACTTGGGTCATTATTTTAATCGTTATTGTATTTGATCCCTTGGCAGTTGTTATGTTGTTAGCGGCACAAATGACGTTTGCCTGGGTACGAGAAGAAAAACAAGCAAAGTATGAACAAGATGAAGGTCCATTAACAGTTGACCAAATTGACCAAATTAAATCTAGTGACACATTCCCTACAGTAGATGATTTAGTTGATCAAGCAAAAGATAATGTTGTACCAGAACCTGAACCTATACAAGTTCCGGAGTTTGCCAAAAAAGAATTCACAGTAAATCCAGAAGTAGATGCACCTGTTGATGTAGTCAAACCTATACCAGAACCTGAACCTGATCCTAGATTAGTAGAACTACAGTCACGCATTATACTAGTGGAACAGGATCGTGATGACCTAATTGAGTTTGTAAAACAAAATCAAGAAGACTATGATAAAATCACAGATCTGCACCAGCGCAGTATGCAACGTGAAGTTGTGTTAAAAACAGAAATAGATAACTTGGCTTTTGAAGTTCATCAATTGAATGAAGAACTACTACGTGCCAAAGCTCCTCCGGTACAAATTGAATACCAATTTGAAGAGGAGTTACACGAAGATATTCCGGAACCTGTAGTGGAGGAACATACATCTGGCGAGATGACCAAAGATACGCAAACCGAGATCAGCAATGACTTGGCAGAAGAACCACTACCGGAACCTGAACCACAAGTAATTCAAATACAAGAAGCAATTAACGTAGCGGTGCCAGAAACCCCTCCAGTAATTACCTCGCAACCTGTTGAAGAACCCAAGGTTGAAGAATATATCACAGATGCTATTACAAAGCCAATTGAAACAATATTAACACGTAAACCCAATACTGGATTTGGTACGGATTTTCCAAACAATCCGGTACGTGGTGATTTATATCTACGTACAGATTTCAAGCCCACTAGACTGTTTAAATGGAACGATACTAAATGGATCGAAGTCAACAAGGCCGCAACTGATGCTTACGTCTATAACGATGCATATATACAGTTTCTAGCAGAAAAACTATCCAGCGGTGAATATTCGCTTGATGATGTATCTGATATAGAACTATCACAAATACAAACATTAATAGGAGGCAGACGTGGGTGAATTTAAACCAGCCACACAGGCAATTAGTAACTTTATTACTCCGCCGGATTACATAGAAACTGTGTTAATTATCGGAGCAGAGAATCACGAAATTATAGCCTGTGCAGACGCTTGCCAAGTTTCCGGACGAGCATATAATGTCTATGTCTACGACGAGTCCATGAAAGACAAAGAGTGGTTAAACACAGTTATGTTTAAAGTAGATACTATCCTACTACAGGAAAATCAACTACAGTTTACAGTTCCTACACCCATTGGATTCGGGCCCAATTGCGATTTAAAAGCACCCGCAGACTATTTTAATAAATAAACAATGAGCTATTACGATAAACCCTCCTTCAAGAAAGTCACTGGCAACACAGTAATTGTGCAACACGATAATGTAGAAAAAGCACTACGTAAATTCAAAAAGAAAGTCATGGAAAGTGGCTTACTCAACGAACTGCGTGAACGTGAATTTTATACCAAACCCACTACTGCCCGCAAGCAGGCTAAGAATGCCGCGAAACGTCGTTGGCAAAAGAAATTGGAAGCACAAGCTCTTCCAAAGAAAATGTTTTAATTTAACCAAAATAGTTGTATATTATATCTAACAGCGTATAATAAATAACTGTGTAGTGCCCAATTCCGGGGCTACATTTATAAATGTCATCTTGCTTAATAGGAGAAAAACATGACACAATTTTCAATTCACACTCTCGATTTACCAAACCTAGCTTCACAGTTGCATCGCCACAGTATTGGCTTTGATCAAATGTTCGATCAACTAAATCGCACATTTGCCAACAGTAAGTCAGATGGTAACTATCCTCCACATAATCTGGTCAAAATTGACGACACACATTATGCCATTGAACTTGCGGTTGCAGGCTTCAGTGAGGAAGAAATCGATGTTGAACTCAAAGACAATGTTCTTACTGTAAAAGGTGAACAAATCAAAGAAGAACAAGAAATTGAATACTTACACAAAGGTATTTCAGCAAGAAACTTTGTTCGCACGTTCCCTTTGGCCGAACACATTGAAGTTCGTGGAGCAACAGTTAAGAATGGTATTCTTGCTATTGCCCTAGAACAAGTGATCCCCGAAGAGGATAAACCCAAGCGTATTCCCATAACATTTGCAAAATAATGATTAAGGTTGTATAATTGGTACAAGGGCAGAATCCCCTGCCCTTGTGTTTTAAATATTTTATTATGGCAGATACAAAAACCGAAGTAGAAGTAAGACCGCGTATTGCAGTTAAACCTGAATATAAGGAACCTAAGAATTATAATGTCATTTATATCAACGACGATGTAACTACATTTGAATTTGTTGTAGAAACGTTAACAAGTATTTTTGGATATGCTCGTGAAGGTGCTGAAGCATTGACTATTAAAGTGCATGACGAAGATCAAGCAGTAGTAGCAACATTATCTTATGAAATGGCCGAACAAAAAGGTATCGAAGTAACAGTCCTGGCACGTAGTCATGGATTCCCCCTACAAGTTAAAATCGAACAAGACATATGATATTCTTAATAGATTAAATTAGCTCAATGTAATAAATAAGCATATAGGGAGATATTATGTTTATCGGTTACATTTATAAAACAACTAATTTACTCAACAATCGAAGTTATATTGGTAAAAAGAAAACACCAAAATTTGATAAAAATTATTATGGATCTGGAGTAGCATTACAATCTGCTATTAAGAAATATGGTAAAGAAAATTTTATCGTAGAAGCTATTGCTTGGGCAACAACTATAAGTGAACTGAACAATCTCGAAATATCCAATATAGCTTTTTATAAAAATCAAAATAATCTATACAATATTGCCGAAGGTGGAGATGGAGGAGATACTACTACCAATCATCCCGATAAAGAAAATATTGTTAAAAATCGAGCCAACAGTATTAAAAATTGGCATGATTCATTAAACGAAGAACAAAAACTCGAAAGAGGGAGAAAAATAAGCAATAGTAAAAAGGGCAAATCAAATGGTCACAATGGATTTCATCATTCTGATGCTACCAAGACTAAAATGAGCAAAGTAGATAAAGGATACACAAAATCTATAGAATGGAAATTAGCCCATGATTCGGCTATGGCTAAACGAAAAGGTACATCATTGACTGCAAAATATAAATCTGTTATAATAGATAATATAGAATATGTCTCAATCGGACAC